GCTCAAGAACAGATTGCTAATCTAACAATGGATGGTGCAAGACTGAATGCTATGAAAGCAGCAGAACAAGCTAAACCAGAACCAAAAGAGGTTAATGTAACACCTCAACAAACAAGACAACCAGCTCAATCTGACCCTATGGCAGAAGCCTGGGCTTCAGAAAATGCTTGGTTTGGTAACGATTCAGCTATGACTTATACAGCGTTTGATATACATAAAACGTTGGTAGAAAAAGAAGGTTTTGATCCAAAATCTAAAGAATATTATGATGAAGTTGACTCAAGAATAAGAGTTGAATTCCCCCATAAATTTGATAAGATAGAAGACAATACTACAGAAAGAGCCAAACCGGTTCAAAATGTAGCTTCAGCTAAACGTTCAGCTTCAACAGGACGCAAAAATAAAACTGTGAGACTCACACCATCACAGGTAGCAATTGCTAAAAGATTAGGTGTGCCACTAGAAGAATATGCGAGACAAGTTAACATCACGGAAGGAGTATAGGCATATGGAAAATGAAAAAATAAGAACTTCACGTGCGAGTCAAACTCGAGACAAAATAGAAGTCAAAAAGGTTTGGACTCCACCCAACTCACTTGATGCACCACCAGCGCCAACTGGTTACAGACATCAATGGATACGTTCCGAAATACTAGGAACATCAGATGCTAAAAATGTAGCATCGTCTTTGAGAGAAGGATGGGAGTTAGTGAGAGCTGACCAATATCCAGAAACTCAATATCCAGAGATGACAGAAGGCAGATACGCTGGAGTAATCGGAGTGGGAGGCCTATTGCTGGCTAGGATACCTGAAGAGATTGCGCTTCAAATCGATGCTTATTATAAAAAGCAAAACGATGCAAAAGAAGAAGCAGTAGATAACAATCTTATGAAGGAACAGCACCCAAGTATGAAATTCCAAAAGGAATCTAATACTCGTGTAACCTTCGGTGGTACAAAGAAAAGCTAATTATTTAGTAATTCCTACCAACGAATTAAATTAATCTGTATTGACCCTTACGGGGTCATTACTTAACAAGGACAAAAACTATGGCAAATGCAAGTACAGTAGGATTTGGACTTAGAGCGATCAATACAGTTGGACAAACTCCAGCTACATCTGGTCAAGCTGAGTATCAAATTCAAACAGCACCAGGCGTTGCAGTCAACAAAGGTGATCCTATGTCTACACAAGATGCAGGCAATCAGGGTTTCCAACAAGACGCAGCGTTTACACTTACAGATGATGGTGGAGCCGGCGGAGCAGGATGGAAAAACGATGCTGATGCACTTATAACAGGTGTATTCAACGGAGCTTTTTTCGTAGACGCTTCAGGTAAACCGACGTTCAGCAATAATATTGTTGCAGGTCAAACTACATCTAAAAACTACAACAACGCATCAAATGATATTGAAGCGTTTATAATCAACAACCCTTTCCAACAGTATGAAGTGAAAGCAGACGCGGCAGTTCTAAGAACATCTATCGGCGGCGCTTTAAACTTTAATATCGGAAACTACACAGCTACAGACAATAGAAGTGGGCAATCAATTGCTACACTTAATGTTGCTTCTGCAGCCGATGGTACTGGTGGAAAAAATATGTTTAAATTAGTTGCTTACGGCAATGATCCAACAAATAAAGATTTCACTGTTGCAGGTGGAAATGTTATTGTTGCGATTGCTGGTGGCGCTGGTTTATACGCATAATCTAAATAGGAGTATATAAATTATGGCAATATCACGAGCACAACTAGTTAAAGAACTAGAGCCAGGCCTAAATGCACTATTTGGACTTGAGTACAAACAATATGCTAACGAGGCAGCTGAAATATTTGACACAGAATCATCTGACAGAGCTTTTGAAGAAGAAGTAATGTTAAGTGGTTTTGCAAATGCGGCAGTAAAACCTGAAGGTCAAGGCGTAACATTCGACGATGCGCAAGAAACTTTCACAGCTCGTTACACTAACGAAACAATAGCACTTGCTTTCGCGATCACTGAAGAAGCGATCGAGGACAACTTGTATGACAGACTAGCGTCTAGATATACAAAAGCATTAGCAAGATCTATGGCAAACG